CTTCTAATTGGTCTTTAGCATAAGAGAAATAAAAGCATTTATCTTTTGCAACAACATCAAGTGGACTTCCATACTTTGCTTTTAAACTTTTGCAAGTTTGAACATCATCACTTGGATATGCTCTTGATACAACTTCTTTTGCAAGTTCAAAAGCTTTTGGATATAACATATCAACATTTTCTCTAGCTTGAAGAAAAGCTTGTTGCTCTTGCGTTGTTTCTGTTTCTGCACTTTCAACATACCTATTTAAAATCTTATTTCTAAATTCAGTATTCATTCTTATTTTACTCATTGTTTTCCTTTCTGTATTTTTATTTTGCATAAATAAATTAATATACTACTTGAAATTACTTGTCAATAGGATTATATAGGAATAATTCCCTTTTGTTATTTACGGAATTAAAAAACTCAAAATAACAAGTGTTCGATTTGAGAGGTTGTACTACACTTAAAATTGGGAAACTCTCGGGACATATCCCTGTCGTGATTAGCAAACATTTATGTATTGCCTGTAGCGATTGGGACTGTTCCCTGGTCTAAGTAAACGAACGCGTTAAGGAAACATCTTAGTTGACTTAGACCTGGGAACTTTAGAATGATTCTAATTAACAAATGCAGTTTAGAATGATTCTAAACTAGGTGCGACAATTTGGTACTTGACTATTGTAGGATTATCCTATATAGTGATATTATGTCTAATAAGAAATATAACCCAGCTGACTACAAGGATGCTGAGTTCATTACGATAGGTAATGGGCCAATCAGAATTCAGGTGGACAGGAGATATATGAGAACACTAGCAGATTTTTGGTTTATTGCCAAACATCTAACTCATATGGAATCTAAAGCTGGATTAATTAAAACTTTGGCTGAAGAGTCAGCTGATAAGGGTGAAAAAGCCCAGACGATTTAAAACTAGATTCAGGCCCGCAAGGGCCTGGGCCAACCAGAACTGTTCCCTGGTCTATATTATTAGTGCGAGCGGATTCTAGATAAGCCCCGCGTGAAGAGTATAGACCTGGGAACAGTTACAACAACTGATCCCTGATCTATTGGGCTGGAGGTAAACGCGCGCAGCTGTGAACAATAGATCNGGGATCAGTCAACGCGCAGCTTTGACGCCTTACGTCTATTGAGTATCGTGTGGAGACTGGTCACTTTAGAATGATTCTAAAAATCATTCTAAAGAAGAAAGAATAAAGCGGCAAGCTTCAAGCAGCAAGCAATGCTTGACAGCTAATGAAGGATATAGTAGGATAAATTTAGAAAGGAATAAATATGGACACAACACAATTAAAAAGAATAGCAGACGCTTTAGAAGAAATTATAAAGATGATAAAACAAGACCAAGAAGAAGTTAAAAAATACAGAAAGGAAAACAATGAGTAAATATACACTAGCACAGATTCTTGAAGCATGGGACGCCGCTTACGGTGAAGATATGCATGAAGAGTATCCAGGTTTCATTCAGAGATTGTCTGAAGAAACAGATAAAGAAACGGATGTTAAAAATCTCAGAGAGCAGATAAAAAATGAGTAAAAAAAAATGGGATAAACTTCCACTAATGACGTGGAAGTTTACAATGTACAAAGAAGATGAAAAAGGCAACCAAAAATTTTATGAATACACTGGTGACCATTCTTTTTGTACTGAAGGTATAGATGTTGAAGATTTAAATGAAATAGAAAAGGAAGATGCATGAAAAGAATTAAGCACAACGACTTAACACACTATTTCTTGCGGCCGCATTCAGAGCTGCCGCAAGCGTACCTGGCCAGCTGTGAGAAGTTTTTCAAAAGCATCAAGCAACAAGCGCCAAGCTCCAAGCCGCAAGCTTCAAGCTTGACAGCAGCGGGAGCGTGTGATAGTAATAGGATAATAAAGGAGAAATTATGACACAAAAAGAACAAATAAAAAAAATAATCTACATTTTAGAACTTATTACAAAGAGAATTAAAAAAATAGAGGAGAGCGTTTTAAAAAAGGAGAATAAAAAATGAAAACAGAAGAAGCACTTAAAATTATAGGAGGCAGCCTAAGCAAGCCTTCAAAAATGCCGGGCTGGTCAATTGGCCTCCCTGCCAAGGAATGCAAAACCGGCTCCAAGCTCCGGGCTGTTAAGGGTTCAACTTGTTATGACTGTTACGCTCTAAAAAATTGTTACGTGTTCAAGGTTGTTCAGGATGCACAGTATCGAAGGCTGGCAGCTGTAAGCAGCCCGCAATGGGTCGAAGCTATGGCGCATTTAATAAATTCTAAAAAGCCCGATGTCTTTAGATGGCACGATTCAGGAGATGTCCAGGATCTGGAGCATTTAAATAAAATTTATGAAGTCTGCAAGCTCACGCCTTCTAAGCGTCACTGGCTCCCGACCCGTGAAGCATGGATCAAGAACCATGTCTCAAGGGCGCCTGATAATTTAATTATAAGATTTAGCATGCCCATGATTGACCAAGAAGCAGCTGGAAGCTGGCCTCATACTTCAACAGTGGTGACAAGCGGCGCCACGTGTCCCGCGCCACAGCAGGACGGCCAATGCAAAGATTGCAGAAATTGCTGGAATAAAGAAATTAAAAATATATCATATGGGAGGCACTAATGAAAATTTTTAGACCAATAAATTATAAAACGGTAGATGAAAGGATAAGCAAAGCTTTTAAAAAAGACACCGATTACGATATTTTTCATAAAACAAACGGAAGAATTGTAGTTACTTTCTGGGACGAAGAATATCTAAAAAATTATCCAAATAAAGATGGAAGAAAAAAAACTGATGGAATTTAAACACCCAAAATATTATAAAGAATTACGCAAGCGTAATAATCTGGATCAGGCCATTAGCGACGAAGCTTCGACGGAAGCGACAAGCGTGCGCCCTGGTCCGGGCCTCAAGCAACAAGCTTCAAGCTCCAAGCAGCAAGCCTCAAGCAACACTAAACCAGAACCTAGTTCAGGTTCTTTAAATAATCGATAGAAGCATCAAGCCCCAAGCTGCAAGCATCAAGCTTCAAGCCGCAAGCTACAAGCTCCATGATCCGGGCACCTGGATACAGGTGAACAAGTTTCGAGGACCTTGGACCAAGGGCCTCGACCATGATAAAAGTATTCTTAGGATGTGACACGTGAAACGCAATTTGGTGTGGTGAAAACTTGACCTTGTTCCCCTTCGTGACTTTTAATTCTAGAGTGAAAAAGTGCCCAGAATTATTATAGCCCAATAGATCAGGAGTGCCGAGTAAGCTAAGGTTTTCAATCCGAATCCATGAAATTCCATCGGAGTTTCTTTTAATTTTTTGATATAATTTTGCCTCTGGACCCATAGGTTTTTCAGGGTGACTGGTACATTCATTTAGAACTCTTTCATAAGACTTGGTGGCAGAATAATTTCCTGTTTCTCTTGTGTTTTAATAACTACCCGAATTGATGGCTGACCAATTATACCCTGGTCTTGCACTTCAATTCTTTTAATCTCATGAAGTCGTCCGTCTTTCTCAATATATATTTTAGCATTAGAAACTGCATTACCCTGTCGAGTACCTGCTTTATTAGCAGAAGTAAATTTTTCCAGAAACTCTTGTAAGTGTTTTACAAACATTACCTACCTAGCTCTCGCAGCCTGTCATACAAAATAGCATTGTCGTCAGCTAGTATNACATTGTCTGTTTTTACTTGTTGCAATTCTCTTTTGAGATTAGAATTTAACTCGCGTTGAGACTCTAAATCTTCCTTTACGCTTTTTAATTCACTTGTCAAGTCTTCAATTTGTTTAGTTAAATCTAATTCTCCTCGATCATCTTTCATATTGACTTTATAGGATAGTTACCTTAAATTGTCAACATGGGAGTACCAAAAAGACTTACAGAAATGCAACAAAGATTCGCCGAGTTTTTAGTATTCGGTGGACCTGATGGACCAGTTACACAAAGTGAAGCTGCAAAGCTTGCTGGCTATTCTGAAAAGAGAGCAAGACAAGAAGGGTCAGAACTTTGTAATCCAAGACTCAGTCCGTTAGTTGTTCAATACATTGGTAAACTCAAAGAAGAAAGACTTAAGAAGTTTGAAGTGACCTANGAAGGACACGTTGCAGAACTAGCAAGACTCNGAGAAGCTGCTTTAAAAAAAGGCTCATTCTCCTCTGCAGTTAATGCGGAAGCAAATAGAGGTAAAGCGGCAGGATTATATATAGACAGGAAAATAATAAAAACAGGAAAGCTAGAGGACCTATCAGAACAAGAGCTAGAAACAAAAATGAAACAAATTTTAGACGACTACGCACCACTTTTAACTGCGAAGACTGTGGAGGGCGAGGCTGTTGAGACACCTAAATCTTCTGAATCTTCTTCACCCACTGACGAGGAATCATCGTCCGATCCCCAAAACTAAAACTACCGTCATCTTCCTTATCGTAGGAAGCAAATAATTTAATTGAAACTTTATCTTTAGAGTATAGCCAACCTTCATTAACCGGTCTAGCTAACTTCATTTTATCAAACTCTTTTTCGTTTGCCCAGCCGCTGTCGCTTACGCAATCTATCCACTCCACTCTTACCTTTGGAAATGGGATGTCGCTTACGCTTGACTGGTTTACGTTTACTTTTCTTCTTGTCTTTGTTCTTGGCATAATAGTAATCCGGATTGTGGATTCTATTCAACATATCAAAAAAATTTTCTTCTGTCATCTTCAAATCTGTATAGGTATGGTAAAACTTTTCATATTTTCATAAAAATGAAATGCCTCGCGCGCGGGCAATCTGAGATTTAACCCATAAGGACAAAATAATTTGTCCCAGTACACTTTTTTTTCACACATTTTGTCCATCATTTTTGTTGTATACCAACACTTCTAGGTCAAAAGTACAAAAAGACAAAATATCTGTAGCACATTTTATTTTTTTTTATAAAACTTTTGCCATACCTATACAAACTGT